CAAAATTAAACATAATTCAGGATAACGGAAGCATAGAAACAATTGATAGTGCCTTGGTGCAATTTACGCAAATAGCGCCCGCCGCTCCTGTAGCTTTTGCAGGCGATGTTCAAGCTTTGGCGGTAATTTTAGTTACCGATTTTTTTTTTGTAGATAGTGTGATTGATGCTGTTGAAGTTGTTTACGATAATGCAACGTCAGGGCTTACGGCAACAAACGTACAAGATGCAATTGATGAGGTTGTAGTAATTGCCAACGCCTTTGAAATTCAAGCCGCTGCAAGTGATGAAACAACAGCACTAACAGCCGGAACAGCAAAAGTAACTTTTAGAGCTCCTGTTGGTTTTACACTTACAGGCGTAAGAGCAAGTTTAACAACTGCTCAGGTCGGTGGTTCTATCTTTACAGTAGATATAAATCAAAGCGGTGTATCAGTTTTAAGCACTAAGATAACTATCGACAACACAGAAAAAACAAGTACTACGGCTCTTACACCTGCTGTTATATCAACTTCTGCAATTACAGACGATGCAGAATTAACAGTAGATATAGACCAAATAGGCGACGGAACGGCAAAAGGTTTAAAAATAACTTTAATAGGAACAAGATGATAATTAACCCTTATAGTTTTGTAAGTTATGATGCCGATGCACAAGCATTTATAACAGCAGCAAGTATAACAGACAACACACAAAAGCAGTCTATAAATACTTTGGTTTTAGACCTTAAAGGATATGGTATTTGGACAAAGATGAGAGCAATTTATCCGATGATTGGAGGTACTTCAACAACACATAAATGGAACTTGAAAGATCCGAGGGATTTAAACGCAGCCTTTAGATTAGTTTTTGCGGGTGGTTTAACCCACTCAGCTTCGGGTGTTTTGGGTAATGGTACAAATGGTTATGCGGAAACCTTTTATGAACCATCTACCCATTCAACTTTAGAAAGTGAACATTTATCTCTTTATTGCACTACAAATACCGTTGTCGCTAATAACCCGAATGAAATTGGAGTATATGTAAGTAATTCCCAAGCAACATTGTTAGGCATAAAAAATGCCATATTTGCAGCATTAAACGTAAGAATTAACAATGTAGCCATAGGGCCGCCAAATGCAGATACGAGGGGGTTTTATGTTGCTTCTAATATAACAACATCTTTAGTAATATATAAAAATAGTGTGTCTTTAGGTTCAGGGGTTGCGGGTGGTGGTACATTACCGACAGGAACAATGCTGCTATTTAATGTTAAAGTTGCAGGTGTACCATTTGCGGGGGGGTACAGTGATAAGGGTCTTGCTTTTGCAAGTATTGGAGATGGGTTAAACAATACAGAACAAGCTAATTTTTACACAGCAGTTCAAGCATTTCAAACTTCAAATTTTAGACAAGTATGATATTAGTAGCACTTTTAACAATAGAACAAAAAAACGAGATTGTAGGGCAACTGTTTTGCGAAGATAGTTATTTTAACCCAATTCAAGATTTTTACGAAAACTGGATAATAAGCACACAAGAAACAGATCATTGCGACCACCCCCAATTTAGTTGGGTAAAAGATTTGCCGCTGATTGAGTATGTGCCTAAGATTTACCCACCGATTAACTAACAATAAATGATATTTGTAAAACAAATAAACGGCAACGTAAATGTAACCACCGACGGCGGTGATACTGTACTTTTAATACAAGATACAGGCGTTCAAATATCCGTTATTGGTGCGAGTTCTGATGCTATCCAAATCAGACAATACGGCTATCCAATTTATTCTATTGCGGCGGCTGATGTTTCAGCTACACAGGTACTGCCTGCTGCTGCTATTGCTTTTGGCGGTAATGCTTATGATTTGATAGATTTATTAGTTGCTGATTTTTTTTTGATTGATAAGGGGCTAACAGGTTTCGCAAAGGAAGTAACACAGTTGGAAGTATTAGATAGCTTAGGACATAACGCTATAATAGCCTCTTTGCTGCAACAAATGATAGACGAACAAATAATTACAAATAGATTGCTAACTAAAATATACCAATAAAATGCAACAAATACAGGACGGAACAGGCAAGGGCTTTTTAGCTAAAGTTGATAGCGCTAACAGATTGTATAGTAATTCCGTTACAAGGGAAGAGGTAGACCTTGCCGTTTTTTTGGGCAATGGCTATAACATAAATACAGGCTTAGTAACTATAACTAATGCTGCCGTAGATAATGCCATTTTTTACCTTAAAAATGATGGTGCTGACGATGTTGTAATTTTTGAAATTCTTATAATTTTGGGAACAAGTACGGGCGGTGTCGGCGATGGTACTTTGAAAGTGTTTAGAAACCCAACAGGTGGAACTATTATTGCAGGAGCTTTGGCGGTTGAGGCTAATGTTAATCGTAATTTTTCAAGTTCATCAACTTTGGAAGTAACAACTTATAAAGGTGTAGTTACAGATACACTAACAGGCGGCACAACATTAGGCTCTACAAATAGAAGCGGGGCGGCTGTAATTAACTTCACATCAACACCTTTTCTTTTAAAAACAGGAAATACAATCGGTATTACTTGGGCGGCTGCTGCAGGTAATACGGCTCAAACTATTAGAATTGCAACAACAGCATTTGTAAGAACTAACGAAATATAAAACTTAACAAAATGGAAATTATACAAGACGGAACAGGTAGGGGTTATACTGCAAAAGTAAATAGCGAAAACCAATTAAATGTCGCTTCTATATCGACACCCGCAGAGGAAAACGCTTCCACGCATGGATTATCTTATAACATAAACACAGGAATAATTACATTAACCAATACCACAAAAACGCCTGTATTGTACATTAAAAATAATGAAGACTTAGATTTGGTAATCGGTTCACTTATTTATCAAACAGGGGCATCAACAGGAGGTTCAGGTAACATTCTTGTCGAGGTTGTAAGGAATCCAACTGCGGGAACAATTGTAAGCAATGCCGTTGCAGTTGAGATGAATATAAATAGAAACTTCGGAAGTTCGAGGGCGCTAAGTGTAAACGCTTACAAAGGTGCAACGGGCAACACGCTAACAGATGGAACTAAGGCTTTTGAATCTATTTTAGCTACGGCAACACAACGTATTGCAGTTGCCACAGGTGCTATTATTATTCCAAAAGGTGCAAGTATAGCGATTCAAATCACCCCATCAACGGGCAACACTTCGATGGCTGTTGAGTTTGCTGTTGCTTGTTACTTAAAAGAACAACTATAATATGTTAAAAACATCTTTGCAAGATAAGCAAAACGGCAATTCGTTAAAAGTAAATAACGACGGTTCAATCAATACTTTTGTAATTCCATCGCCACCAACGAGCGATATTCAAGCGTTGCCGTTTTCGGAATATTTAAAGTTGGACGGTACCGGTACGACCTCATTTTTGGTAAACGGATCTGTTACTAATCAGGATTTTTATATTAGTGCTAAATCTTACGATGTTTATATCAATACGATTGTATTTGAGATAGCCGACGCGGGGGCTACATTGTCGCAATTTGGCGGAATTGCAGCACTCACAAACGGTTTAGACTTTTATATTTTCAATCAGGCATCAGGAAAATACATAATTGAAAGCGGTTTAAAATCAAATTACGATTTCATAAAGTTAGCTAACTTTGAACCATCATTTGGAACAGGAACGGCATCATTTCAATTAACAAATGCTATTAGTGCTGCTGAGGCTTATGTTGGAACAATTGATATTGAAGACGTTTTTGGCTTGCCGTGGGGCTTGAAATTAAGAGCAAATACAACAGATAAGATCGGTTTTACTGTAAAGGATAACATTACAGGAATTGATGTAATGACAATAAAAGTATACGGAATCAGATTATGATAAATATCATTTTTATTACTTTGGGCGTGGCATCGCTTTGCTGCTTTATTCATTACGTTATAGGGTCCCCATCGGGGCCTGAATACTTTGGCGGCCGTCCTTTATCGTTTTACGGGCGTTTTATCACTAAAGTGTACGCAAAGCACGAAGACAAAGAAACGTCACGCTTAAACGCTAAAAAAATAGCAGCAAAAGTGCGTATGGATGCTAAATTTGAGGAATATTTTAAAAAGTTTAAGCCATCCGATTTAAAGGATTTTATTGCAAATGCGCAAATGGAATACGATAAAGAGCTGCAAAATATTGAGCATCAATACAGACCGAATATAGCTAATATGTTTGGGTGTTGCACAATCTGTTTTTTTACGTGGGTGTCTTTTATAGCTTGGGTTATTTTGCTTTTTGTATTAAATTTGAATTTGTTACTTTTGTTTTTATTGATACCACCTACCGTAATAATCGCAAATAAAATACAGCTATGAAAGAATTTGGACATAATATTTTACAGTTTATACTGCCTGCTTCGATCGCGTTTTGGGCTTTTATTAGTCCTATTGCCGGCGTTTTAACTGCCGTCGGTGTGTTTATATCAGCTGATATGATTTTCGCACGTTATAGGTGTTATGTTCAGAAAATTAAGTGGACAAGTCGAAAAGCGAGGGCAGGTCTACTGCCTAAAGTGATTACTTATAATTGCTTTGTTCTTTCGTTCTTTGTGATGGATAAATTTGTAATTAACGATTTTATGTCGCTATTTTCTCAGATACCTTTTGCACTTACAAAGATACTTGCAATGGTGCTGATTTGGATAGAATTAAAAAGTATAGATGAAAGTTTTGAAGCTATAAAAGGCAAATCATTGTTTACCTATCTAATTGATTTACTAAAGTCGGTAAAAAAAATAAATAAACAAATATCTAATATTAACGAAGGTAAACCTGAAATAGAAAAAGCCCCCGAAACTCCGGAGGCTTAAAATCATAATCTGTACTCTTGCTTTTTTGGCCGCCTCTAATAGGGCGGTTTTTTATTTTACCCCTATCAGCTTACGTGTATCGGCATCTAACACACAACACACTTTATAAATGCTATCTACTTCAAAAAAAACGTCTGCGTTATACTCGCCTATTTTATCCGTTGCCGGGTTATAGTATTCTAAAAAGCAATGGAATCTTGTAAAGAAAAAAAGCGGTATTCTATTTTCTGTTTCTTTAATAACCGCTTTTAAATCTCTGCCCCTTGCACGATCTTTATAGTGGACATATAAAGGTTCAATTACAAAATTATGCGGTAACATACGTTGTATATCGCCTATTCCATATCCGACCTTTCGAGCCTTAAAAGTTGTTAGGTCAAGTTCGGGGAATAGCTGGTTAACTGCATCAGGTACACAAATCATAAGTTCAATAACATTTCGACAACTTCCGCCTGAGGGAATAAATCTATTTTACCCTTTTGAACATTCGTATGGCACCAAGTACCTCGCTCCTTTTCGCACATCGCCACATCACACAAATCAAAAGCCTCAAAAGCCCCTATTTTTTTTATCAGTTCGGGCAACCCTTTTCGAATATCTACACATTCATTCTCAGCACAATGATACAAAAACTGTTTCATTCCTTCAACCTGCGCAGTAGAATAGCGGTGAAAGAACTTAAAACCCCTAAACGCTTTTTCAAGTTCTAAAATCTGATCAGGCGCAACTAAAGTTCCGACGTAGGTATAAAATCTGTAAGGGTTTAATTCTATCCAAACATTTTTCTTTGTTTCTGCATTCCATTTAAAGTAACCGCCTTTTGTCAAGGGCCCAAAATTGCACACTTCTATACCTATACTTTCTTTGTGCATTTGTGTTAGCCCCAAACCTAAATGCCAACCATAGCCGCCTTTTGGGAAGCATTGAACCATTAAGCCGTCAAACTTATTATCTGAGGTCTTAACAGATTGACCGCCTAAAACAAATTCAGTTGCTACCGTTCCGCGCGCATCCAATGCCCAACCGTCAATTGTTTGTTTCGGGTTTTCCCATCCTGCGGTATGGTGTAAAAAAGCCCAACTTTTCAGGGCAGATCCTTGTAAATATTGGCCTTTCGGTAGGTGGTTTTCAATGTAGTTCATTTCCCTATTTTTGAATCTCTAAAATTGATAAATTCTGTTGTAATGCTTGTATTTGACGTGTCCTCGTGAACAATTTTAATGCGTTCTCCTATTAACGGCACTTCAACTGTAATAGATGTATTCAAGACGTTAGCGATTTTACTGTAATATACATCATAATATTCCATAGCTTTTTTAATGCTTTTGAAATGCTTTTTTGTGCCATCATTGTAGAATATTGTAATAGGTCTAAAAGTGTTATACCTATTCTTTTTTGCGAATACCTCAACAGAATCGGCCGTTACATATCTTAAACTGGCGGAAGGAACTTCGATTAGTTCGCCATCTTTGCCCTTAACAAACATCTGAGGCTTGACCAAATCGCCTGATTTGATAAGTTGATTTATTCGCGTTTGGCTATACGAATAAGTATTTTTTTTGTTTGGCCGAATAATCGCCAATGCCTCTTCGTATGTTAGAAAATCTGTCATTTTAGTAAATTTAAAAAGCCAACCTGATACGTCAGATTGGCTTAACCTTAAAACTATCTTTGCAAAGGTCGTTTAATTTATTATGAAAAACAAACTTTGCATTAAATTTATTATTTTTTATTCAGGTTCCCCCTGATCATTCAACGCCCTTATCAATTTACTGATTAAAACATCCTCAGTCATTCGGCGTTCATTATCGTACAATTTAGCCGCTATTGTATCAATATCCATTTTTACGCCATCCATAAAGACGTGATAAATATCCCAGCTTGCGTCTTCATCGGGTTCACCATCGCTATACAATGGCCGATAAGCGGGGATAAACTTAGCAAATACTTCTATGGTGTGTTCGATATTTGCATCTAAAAAGTTTTCCTCATAGATAAGGGCGGTGTATATTTCGGCACTCATACTGTTTCAATATTTGCAGCTGACAAACAATCAGCAGAGAAAAAAACAAACGGCCTACACTCTAATCTGTATAAAAATTTGAAGTCTGCCGTCAACTTAACTTCTAATATTTTTGTTTCAATGGGCGCATTCATTCCCGTAGTGAAAATTACTGTATCGCCTTCATTGAATGTAGATTCTAATGTGATAGTGATTTGCATGTCGATAGTTTTTATTGGTTAATTAAATTTATTGTAAAATACCTGCACTATTCGGTTCTTTTTAATAATAATATTTCTGCAACTCTCGGTGCAGGTCGCAGTGTTCGAATACATCGAACATTGGACTTTTTGTCCTATTTTGTATAGGTCACCAAACTGACCATCTCTCCCATCTACGGGGGCCTCACAGTTGGTTTTAATCAATATCAAATCTCCTTCAAATTTGAAGGAAATTTCGTGGTTTCTGCCCGGATTAGTGCGGACCCAAAGTAAAGTTACTTTGTTTTTATTACAGGTATTTCGAACATAACGTCCGTTGATGATTGAGTACGTTTCCATAATGTCGATAGTTTTTTGATTGATTAAATATCGTTTCGTTCTTTGTTGATACAAATATACGGCGACTATTTTAAATAAAAAAACTTTATTTAATTTATTTTTAAAGTTTTTTCAAAATAAATTAAAAAGGCCACAACCTAAGTTATGGCCTTTCGTATTTAAAAACTCGTCATCAAAACATTTTTAATATATTCCCGTGACATTAAAACAGCCTCTTTGGCTGCATCAATGTAGCTTTGATCTTTCACAAAGTCATAAGTTTTAATGCGCATTGATTCGGGCAGGTGGTCATAAGTTAGCTCCAGTTTTGCAGCATTCCAATGGTCTATGTTTGGTTCATCTAAACCGACTTTGTACGCCATCTTTTGCGCTAATCGGTCAATCTCATCATCTGAATGATTTTCTAAGCAGAAAACCAAAGAGGCTTTGTTTATGCCTGATAAATCCATATAAACCTGCAACTGACCGTAATAATTTTGCGGTGGTTTACTTTCAAAATATGGGAAGGTGAACACCTCAAACGGACATTTAACATCAATTACCATATCGTCATTTGCTGCATCAAATTTACCATTAAAAAAATCATTTTCAAATGACACCTGTTGTTGTGTAAAAGAAGTTTGAAAGTGCTTTTCCGCACGTTCTATGGCCGCTTCCTCAGCAAATATTCCGTGTTCAAAGTATTTACTTTCAACTCGCTTTTCTTTGCCTGTTAGCTGCGATATTACCCATTCTTTGAGGTAGGTTTTGGCTGTTTCGCCAAGTTGTGGATTTTTTGACAGATGGATTAGGTTTGTTAGTTCATCTTCTTTGTTATCCGTCCACTTTACCTTATTTCCGTTTTTGTTAATGAGCGTATCTCGCTCGGTTTCAAGTTCCGAAATCCGCTCGATTTGTGCGGGTGTGATTTTTTTGAAGCCCGTGATTAGATCGCCTATTTTTGAGGCACGGCATTTAAATTGTTGCATAGTTTTAGTTTTTGATAGTTGATAATTCTGTTTCTTGTTCTTCCGTAAGCTCGAATTTGTCCTTAATACTTTCGATTGTAACCTTTCCAGTTTGCAGGGCTTTTTTCATCGCATCGAAATCAGTAACAGCCTTCTTAGCTGCCAATATAAGAGGCTTAACTGTGAACGGTCGTCGCTTAGACTTGGCAACCGTTATAAGTACCTCAATAGGGGCGTCAATATGGCTAACGTGGCTGATTCTGATACCGCCAACCTTAGCACCGCCAAAACTTACGTCCGAATCTAAAAAAATAGTCAATGACCTACCTATGTAGTCGTCACTATCAGCACCCCATACTTGAACCAATAAACGTCGCATACTTTTGCACGGCTTATAGGGCTTCCCGTTATCGCCTTCAAAGTAAATGTTCACGGGCTGCTGTTCGTCGCTTCCTGCTTTGATTTCACGTATTTTAATAGTGCGAGCGCCTGAAATTAAATCATCGGCATTTAGCTGATCACTCTTTGGAATGATTGTTTTTGATAAGTCCATTTTGATAGTTTTTAAAAGTTTTACAATAATTGTAGCACAAATGTAATTATATTATATTAGATTTACACCATTCTATTAAAATATTTAATAAAAAAATATTAAAATGCAAACTTACACTATTATAAAGGATAGAGCAAAACGGGCAAATATTAGCCTTAGTCAGCTCTGTAAAGATACCGGTATTAGTAGAGATACTTTGGAAAAATGGAAAAAACGCGAACCAAATACACTGGTAATATTAGAAAAGTTAAATACTGCTTTGTCTAATGCAGAAGAGCAGAATTATACAAAAATGATTGATAACACACTAAACAAAACAAAATGAACATTAAAGGAAAGGTAGTAAAAATTGGAGCCATTGAAACATTCGGCACCGACTTTCAAAAGGTTTTATTCGTGATTGAAACAGCGGATAAATACCCACAAAAGATACAATTCGAGTTGCACAAAGAGCGGTGTAATTTGATTCTTGCATCTGATATGAATCGTGAAATAGATGTAACTTTCGATGTAAGGGGCAAAGAATACAACGAAAAGTATTATAACAGTTTAGTTGCTTTTAAGATTGAACGTGGCGCAGGTTTACCAGCATTTGAAGAGGCTTGGATGGTTAAAACTGTTAGCCGGATTGCATCGGGTGAGCTTACGTTAGAATCTTTGGAGGCTAAATATGAGTTTACCGCTCCACAGTTAGCAAAGTTAAAAGCCGCCGTTCCTGTGTTTAAATCTACTTTTGAGGTTGACGATTTGCCGTTTTAAAAAAAAAAATTTGCTGCTACACTTGCAAAATTCAAAAGTAAAAGCTATATTTGTGGTATAGAATTTTGTTTTGTGTAGCAGTAAACCAAAGTTCAACAAAAAAAATAGGTCATACAACCCGTTTGCATTTCGATAGTGTCTGCTACCACTTCGATTTGCGACGGGTTTTTTTATTTGTAAAAAATGAGAAAGAACATTATTATCCCAATTGAAATTGCTTGGAATGAAAACCTCAATGCAAGCGATAAAATACTATTTGGTTTTTTGTATGGTAATTTAGATGACAAGTGTTGTGATGGTACAAATTTAAATTTTTCACAATACTTAAATATGTCAGTAACAACTATTGCTAAGAGTTTAAAAAAACTTGAAAGCGAAGATTTATTAGAAATATTCCCTTTAGAAGAATATGGGCATTATGCTAAGCGTATTTATATTAAAGAAATATACGGTAACAAATATTCAATTTAAAAAATATGGCATTTATTATAATACCCGATTTTGTAAAGCAGCATCCAAAATTAACAGCTCAGGCTAAGCTGCTTTATGGTGATATTTTAACGCTCTCAAATCATTCAGGATATTGCTTTGCAAATAATCAATATTTGGCAAATATTTACGGAATTTCACAAAGAGCAGTTATAAATTTCATAAATACTTTTTATGAACTTGGACTTATTGAGGTAGATATTCAACTAAATCAATACAGTAAAAGACAAATAAAACCACTTGTAACTGTCGAAAACGAAGGAACGTTTGTTCACGAAAACGGAACGAACGTTCACCAAAACAGAAAGAAAGAAAAGAAAGTGCATAGAACGAGCGTTCACCAAAACGGAAACAATATACCTTCGGACGGAACGGGCATTCAAAAAGCGGTGAACGAGCGTTCACCCATAATAGATAATAGAATAGATAATATAATAAAATTAGATAATAGCGAAAAAGAAGTTTTAGAAATAGCTCCTACTAAAAAAGTAAAAGCGGAAAAAGTTTTATACACTCTTCCTGATGATTTTTCAAGTGAGCTAAAAGAAACTTTTGAAGCCTTTATGCTTTACAAAAAACAAAGAAAAGAATCTTACAAAAGTGAACAACCCATAAACCTATTGATAAAAAAAATAAACGAGTACAGGCTTAAATATTCTGATGCGCTTGTTATTGAAAATATCAATAGTACAATGGAAAATAACTATGCTGGTATATTTCTAAAAAATTTAGATTTAATCAATACTTATAACAAACCAAAAACCAACCAAAAAGAAAACAGTCAAGACTTAGAACAATATTTCAAAACTTGGTATGAAAAAGATTTAGTGCATGAAAAAAGATTAGGCAACTTTGAAAAACTACAAACAAAGCTATCTGAAAACTTTACTAAACTTTGCGAGCTATCAAATAAATATCAAAATCCACAAATAACCGCTTTGCTTCTTTTTGACCTGATGTATTTTAAATTAAGCCACCACCTAAGCGGATCAACGCCTGAAAGAAAATATGAGGCTTTTGAAAAGATGTTTGCAAAATTAGATGACTACCAAAAAAACAAAGGCGATATTCGAAAACTTGTTTATGAACATTACAATAAAACTAAAGCATAATGATAACTACCGCCTTAAAACTTCACGATCTCGGCCTGAAAACAATTCCCACCGACACGGAAAAACGACCTAAATGCCAATGGAAAAATTATCAGGATGGCCAAACAGTTGAGGATATTGAAAAGATATTTAAAAACCAAACTGAGGGAATTGCACTGCTAACCGGTAAAGGAATTGAAGTAATCGACATTGATGTAAAATACTTTTTAGAACATCACGATATTTCAAAAGTGTTTGATGCTTTCTTTGATGCGATAGGTGCCGACCTATTTGCAAGGCTGCTGATAACTGAAACAAAGTCGAAAGGCTATCACATCATTTACAGAACTAATGTAAGCGAGGGGAATCAAAAATTAGCTTCAAGGTACACAATCGACAGCGAGAAAAAAGGAGAACACGATAAGCTGAGGGTATTGATTGAAACGCGTGGCGAGAATGGTTATATCATTATTCCACCAAGTGCCGGTTATACTTTCGATAATCCATCAATTACGTTCAAGGATATTCCAACGTTTACCGATACAGAACGAAACGCAATAATAGCCGCTTGCCGTTCTTTTGATGAAACGAAAGAAACCTACACACAAAACAAAGCTACAATTCCCCTAGACATTATCGGAAGCGGCAAAACAACAATAGAAGCCTTTAACGAATCACATACGCCCGTTGAATTTTTGGAGGCTAACGGATGGCAGTACAAGTACACCAACGGCGATAATGCTCATTATGTTAGACCGGGGAAATCAATAAGCGAGGGTATAGGAGTTGGATATTCGCAAAGTTTAAAGCTGATTAGAGTCTTTACAAGTTCGACTCAATTCGAATGCAATAAGTCCTATAATGCTTTTCAGACTTACGCTATTCTTGAGCACGGCGGCGATTATTCAAAGGCTTGCAAACATTTGTACCAAAACGGTTACGGTGATCGCTTAGGCAAGACACAGGAGAGCCACAGGCAGCAAGTAAGCCAAATGACTTCCTCAAACAAGGCTGTAAGCGACAAAGTAAGCAATACAGAATTGATGGATAGCATTTTTGCAAAGAAGCTAAACATTGCAGTAAAGCCGACGCAAAAGCCAAATACCTTGTTTATGTTTTGCGATGAACGTCAAAAGAAAATCGGCTTAGGTGGTGATGGTGATTTGATTAACTTCTTTGGAAGGGAAAAAACAAGGAAGTCGGCCGCTGCTGCTTGTGCCGCTTCTTGCTTTCTGAAAGATGGAACAAACGAAAGTTTATATTTTAGTGCTGAATTTGAGGGCAGGAATTTAGTACATTTTGATACAGAACAAAGCCCGTATTATCATCACAAACTTGCTGAGCAAATGCTTTGGCAGCAAAGTTTGAAGACAACCATACACCCTGCAAATTATTTTAGTTACAACATTATGCCCTATACAAAACTTGATAGGCTTAACTTTGTACGATATGCGATTGAAAAGATTTCTAATATCGGGTGTGTGTTTATAGATGGAATAGTCGATCTTTGCCGCAATTACAACGATTTAGAGGAATCGAGCGATTTAGTTACATTCTTTACAAATATGGCAGCAGCGCGAGGTTTTTTACTGATAGATGTTTTGCACAATGCCCGCAGCACAGGATCGGCACGGGGGCACTTAGGAACGGAATTATTGAATAAGGCGCAATGTAACATCAATATAACTAAAGAAGAAGGAAACAAGCAATCAAGTCTGAAAGTACAATCCATTAGGGGAGATTCTGAACCAAAAGGATTTGATTTTTGGCATAATGAAGAGGGGAATATTCAAATTTACTAAAACAAAACACAATGAAACAACCTGAAAAGATTGGCGATATAGCTAAACAGATACTCAAAGAAATTGAAATAAATTCTAAGGAAAAACACACAAAAGGCCACTACTATAAATGCGCAGGTATGCCGGGCTTGGTCGAACTTGTAAAGGTCGAAGGGGATAGCGCACACGTACGGTACAGAGGCAATGTGATCAAAGTTAGTTTATCGAAGCTAATAAAAATATAAAAAAATGGATAGCTTAAAACAATACATCGGCATAGATCCTTCATTCAGAAAAAACGGTTTTGCCATTTGCATAATTGGAGGCGGTGAGGCATCATTTAAAATCTTTGAGGGCTTCCTTCAATTTTTCGACTGGTTGCAATCTTACAAAAAAGCAAATGAAGCTGATGAATGGAAAGATTTTAAAACAGATACTTTCTTTTGCATCGAAAACAGCAATTTACAGGCATTATCTTTTGATATGCGTGGCAATGTATCGGTAGCGTGTAGAAAGTCGCGTGACGTAGGCAAGAATCAAGCAATTAGCCAATGTACTGTCGATATTTGTACGCTACTTTTCGGAAAAGATAAAGTTTTAGAACTTTCACCGCTTCAAAAAGGTGCAAAAGTTGAAAATGATGTGATCTTTCGGGCAATTGCTAAGGATGCAGGAATCGCGCTAACAAATTATAAAGGACAGGTAGGCGAGCAAGATAAACGCGATGCTTTTATGTTAGCTTTAAAAATTTATAAATAAATTTGAAAATGCCAACCTTAACACCTACATTTGTATTCCATAGTTTTTAAAGGTTAATTTGTTAGGGGGAAGTACCTGAGCAGTTTGGGGAAGCTGCTCAGTTTTTTAAAATCGGATAGTTTTATTTTATATAGTTTTCCTGCTGTTGAAAGATAGCAGGTTTTTTTATTTGCATTTGTAAAATAAGAATTGTATATTTGTAGTGCCAAAACATAGTTTAAGATTAAATCGTGCAGCGTCTTCGAAAACTATCAGCACTAATAATTTTAAACATCAAATGTTGCTTTTCTGTCAGGAGGTCGAAATTCAAGACATAAAGCGTGAAAAAATATAAAGGTATTATCTGAAAAGGTAGTACCTTTTTTTATTGGTACAAAATTACAAGGGTATTATCTGAATGTATTGAACCCATATTCAAATAATTAAAAAAGGCTACCCATTACGGTAGCCTTTTTTGTTATGTTTTCTCTTTCGTACGTTTTATGTGTGTTACTTCTATCTGTTTTCCTATTTTAATACGTGTGATACATTCAACTTCATAATCATTCATTTTTTGCATATCTGAAAGAATTAAGGTTAAATTTTCGCCGTAGCATTTAGTAGTGTATTGAATGTTATACGTGTATTTTTCGAGTATCTCACGCATAAGGTTTGATTTTTTTAGGTTCTAATGATATGAAATCAGAACCACAGTTATCAGCGCCCATCGCTTTTAAAAATTCAACTTCGGCCTTTATGCTGTTAACTAAAACTGTTCCTATTTGCGCAATTGCTTTTGCGCGCCCCATTTCTTTGTCGACGTCACAATCTTCATCAGACAGTCTTTCTATCTGCGCGAATAATAGGTTTCTCAGGTCTTCTATTTTATTCCTTGCCATGTCTTTCGATAGTTTTTTTTAGTTTAGATAATAATCTTATTGCCTGAATTAGATCGTTTGGATAGTTGTTGGCACTATTCATCTCTAATAATTCGGCCTTTGTTATTAGTTTCAAATTTGATAGTTCTGTATTATGTTTATTGCCGTCAATTAGTTTAATAACCTGCCCTTTTGGTATTTTTCCGTTTGCGCATTCCCAAACGTGGCGGTGTTTCGGTATCCATTTATCGCCAACTTTGACAATTATAAACCCTTTCGATCCTATAATTTCTTTGCCTTCTGCTGCAATATGAAAAGTTAAAAGCCCCTTGACTCTTTCAACTTTCGCTTTTACCATTCTGTCGTCAGATTTTTTTATTTTTAATAACAAGGCTTTTCCGCTGATTGACTTTGTAGACCTACCTAATATTTTTGATAGGTCTATGTTAGATAAATCAGCACTATATTTTATTAAAAAGTCGATTTCAGCATCACTCCAAATCATAAAGTTTTTAAGTTTTTCAATATTTTATAAAGTACATTTACTACTATACTATTACCAGCTTGTTTGTAGGCTTGCGAATCCGAAACAGGCCATGTAAATGTATCGGGAAAATCCATAAGGCGGAAACATTCACGAGGGGTAAGGCGGCGGATTTTGTAGTTCTCAAACTGAACGCATTTAGGCGCTTTATAATCTGTTGCTAAAAGAGTAGGCGAAACAGTATCTTTGAAGCCGTCAAACTCTAATTTTTTAGAAAGTGGATGAACTGCAATACCTACCATTGCACCCTGATTACAACCAGTATCCAAAGTCTGCGCTACACCTTTGCCGACTCTACCTCTCCGTGTTTTGCTTTCTGTAAATTCTAAGTTTATAGAATCGCCATCGGTTGCAATTTCGTAACCTGTGGATGTTGCTGAGGTTACTTTGATATGATTATCTGTAGGACATAAAGCACCATTAGCCCTTAAAGTAGAAGCGATAGAATTATCATCTTTTAATTCAACTCCAAAACCAGTACCTTTTTCATCGTGTTTTTCTTTATGAAAATCCAAATGCATTATAGCTTTATCACTCAAAAAATACTTTTCATCTACCTCACTTTCCAAAACATCCTTTAACCGCTTTGTCAAATTTTCCTCGGCCGGAAAGCTAAAAACATTATCTGAATCGTCACGAATGCCGACCAAAAAAACACGTTCTCTATTTTGCGGTACACCGTGATGCTTTGCGTTTAATACTTTCCAATATAAGTGATAGGGAACTGAATCTGCATAGGGAAAAAGACTTGTATTGCCGTTGATAGTTTTGCCGCCTAACAAATTAACCCATTCAGAAAAAGTTTTACCGCCATTGTCCGATAACAGTCCTTTCACATTTTCAAAGATAAAAAAACGTGGCTTGTTTTTGTCTATAAACTCTAAGGAATTGAAAAACAAAATACCTCGTTTGTCATTTTTGCCAAGTCTTTTTCCGGCTAAACTGAACGATTGACAGGGCGGCGAAAACATCGCAATATCTAAAGAGCCATACTTTTCTGTTATTTCTTCTGTAGGTGTATCGTTCACATCTTGGATATAATATACAGGTTCTGAATGATTGTGTAAATATGTTTGTCTTGCAAACTTATCCCACTCAGCCTGATAAATATTGTTATAGTCGATAGATAGTCTTTTTAAAGCATAATCAAACGCTCCTACACCTGAAAATTGACCGCCAATGTTAATTGATTTTTTCATAATGCTCTAAATTTATTCAAATATTTCAAAGTAGATTCCTTCAATTCCCCATCAGGCCCGCCCGCCCATTTGCGCGCAAGTTCTTCATAGGTCGGATACTTGCCATGTTTTTCATAGTGCGTATGACAGAAGACGCCCATCATTGCCCAAAATACAGCCTTTGACATTTCTTTGTTATTCATATCTTCATGAGTAAAACCAAGCAGCGAACTAAGCCCCGAACCCGTTACGCAAATATCATAAATTCCGAACCGACCACGACCTGCGCCGCCCTCAGCTATTGTACTATCATTGCCGCCTGTTTCAATTTGCGCAATTTTGCGGATAAATTCTGAATCACAGGTGTCACGGGTGATTGTCTTAACGTAGATGTGATCGACGTGTTTAGGTTTAAGACAAAGTAAGCCGACCAATACGCCGAAAACGGCTATTTGCGCGACTGTTTTAATAGTTTCAATTTTCATAGTCTTCCCGATTTAGTTTTTCTAAAATTGCAGCTTGCACAAAATGCGAAGGTCTTACGCCTGCTGCTTTACAATAGCGTTTTAACCTTTCCCAAAGTTTGGGCGATCCGCTAAACTTTTCGTAAGTGTTTTTGTCCTCAAAGTCGGGACATTTTTCAGATAATTCGAGTCTTTTATCTTTCACGTTCCAATTTTTCTTTAATTGCCTGAAAGACAAAGTTAGAAAATTTTGTTTCAGTTTCTTTGCAATAATCGATCATTGCATCCCAAATGTGAGACGAGCCGCTGATCGTTTTTACTACATTTTTAGTAGTTGAAATGTAGTTTAAATGTTTTTCATACTTCATTAGAGCGTTATTATAAGTCAGCTCATTCATAAAGTTTTTCTTTTCAGGTTTAATCATATAATTTTATTTAAAAAGTTTAACAATATTGTAAAGGTATTTAAACCTATTTTAATATTCAAGTATTTTGTAATTTATTATAAAAGTATTTTCAAAATGAATTAAAAGTAAAATAGTTATTTTTAGATAATCATATGAAAAAGCGTTATATTTGTATAAATATAAAACTAAAAAAATATGAAAAACGAAACTACTTTTAGATTTAAGGCTGCTGAGATTGGAAAATTTTTAAGCGCCGATTACATTGCCGATTTGATAATTCCAAATGTTCGCATTTTAGGGCTTACAGATGGTAAGTTTTCTTTAATAGATTTGATTTATTCTATTTTAAAAAAAATAGGTAAATCTGATGTATATGTAGCAACTTGGAGCGCAGGTATTAAAGACGCACATCAAGTAAAATGGTTAATAGATACCGACCTAATCGAAAGTTTTAAAATTTTTACAGATCATTCCTACGTTAATCGTCAAAAAAAGTATGTTTTAGGTTTGAATGATTTGTTTGGTGCTGAAAATATTTACACATCAGAAATGCACGCTAAGTTCGTGCTTATAAAAAATGAAAAGTATAATATTTGCATTCGTACATCAATGAACTTGAATGCGAATAAAACGTGTGAGTCCTTTGAGATAGATGACGATTTAGAAATATACAAATTTTATTGGTCATTTTTGGAACACGTTATTAAGAACCAAAAAAGCGGGTTCATTGCAAACTCAAATATAGTTTCAACAACATTAAGAACATTTTTTGAAAACATTGAAAACAAAAAACAACCTGAACCAACTGATTCAGATGAATTTTGGGAAATCGTAAACTGGTCGAATGAATAATTTTACAATATTGACACATAAAAAAGATATGATTGCGGCGCTTGAGAAAACGCTGGGTATAGTTACTACTGCCTGCAAAATAGTCGGAATTAGTAGGGCTACACATTACGAATGGGTAAAAACAGATGCTGAGTATAAAAAAGCAGTAGAAGATATTGATAATATTTGCCTTGACTTTGTAGAAAGTCAGCTTCATACAAGAATTAAAGAAGGAGATACAACTTCAATGATATTCTACCTAAAGACAAAAGGTAAGAAACGCGGCTATATTGAAAAGCACGATACAAGCGAGGACAAAGAGATCCGCATAATAATTGAAAACAAAACGGACTAAATGGCGGTTATTAACCTAAAACTATACCCTCCGCACGATGGACAAAAGCAGATTTTAAACAATCACAGACGTTTTAATGCGATTGTTTGCGCTCGAAGATTTGGAAAGACCGAACTAATCACTTCGGTAAATATGCCACTTATTGCTCCTGCCGTTTTTTTCGGTCAGTTTGTTGGCGTGTTTGTAGACGACTTCAAAGACTTTGCACAAAGTTGGTCTAAGATAATAGAAGTCTATAAATTGAAGTCTGAGGGCGGTATGATCTTACACAAAGACGATACTGCCAAAATACTAAAGTTTATTGGCGGTGGTGTTTTGGAGGTTTGGAGTATAGGCGACGAAGGCAGAAAAGACAAAGGTAGGGGCCGCAAATATCATAGGGTAATCTATGAGGAAAGTCAGAAAATACCTTCGCATATTTTGGAATATCATTGGAAAACTGTTGCCCGTCCAACGCTTACGGATTATAAAGGTGATGCGTTTTTCATCGGTACGGCTAACGGCAAAGATAACTACTGGTATAAGGTGTGCCGACGTGGCGCA